AGGAACATAAGGACAATAGAACAGACCTGCGTCATAAGGTGAAGAACCCTTATAACCAACAACGTAGTACTGATTACCAGAGTTGGAAGCCGAGTTGGCTGCACTCAGGTTAGCTGCGTATGGGTCAATATAAACACGGAACTTACCGTTGATTGTACCGGCGAAGGTGTTACCTGCGTCGTCAACATTCAGGTTAGCGTTCAGTGCTGGGGTGTAATCGAGGATACCAGCCATGGTCAGAGCGGAAGCAACATCTGCGGAACACAGAATCATGTTGCCCTTTCCACGACGAGTTCTTTGTGCGATCGCGTTAGCGTCTCTCTCGATTTGGAAAAGAAGTCCTTTGAACTTCTCAACAGACCAACGACCGTTGGAGTCAACGTCAAGGTCAAATACACCAGCAGTAGCGGTGTTAGAAACAGCACCCTGTTCAGCAACCTTATAGATGGTTCTGATAACCTCACGGTTGATTTCAGCCAGAATCTCAGTTGACAGGATGTTTGCCAACTCAGCTTCAGCGTTCAGACCGTGGATTGCCTTAAGGTCTTGTGCCAGTTCCAAGGAGTACTCAGCCTTGAGTGCTCTTGACTTAGCGGTGACAGTAACTTTCTCAATCGAGAAAGCCATCTGGTTGAAGTGGTCGTTAGTACCTACACCCAGATTTTCAGCGTCACCAGTAACCATACCCTGACCAACGTCATAGGCGGTTGAGGTAGCAGTACCAACAGGGTTAAGAACTGAAGGGTTAGTACCAGACTGAGCAGTTGTACCCAGACCAGCGGTAACGTCAGAGAAACCTGCGGTAAGGTTGAATCCATCGTCCTGACCAGAGAACGCGGAATCAGCTTCGTTATAGAATGCTTCGTCTCCAGACTGATTTTCATATCTGGATCTCATTGCGAAGATCAGTCCAGTAGGACCGTTCATTGGTTGGACACCTGCCAGGTCATATGCAACCAGGTTAGGCATCGCACGTCTGATCAGGGAGATCAGTACGGGATCGAAACCTGCGGTAGGACCAGCAGCTTCCGAACCACCACCAAATCCACCGGAAGCACCAGCGGCGTTACCGGAGTTGGTTGGGGTTTCCATCAGGTTGATACCTGACTGGAATGCTTGCTCCTCACGGAGGAATTTTTCTTGGTTTTCGAGCAGGACAGCGGTGACAGATCTACGATGAGAATCTTTGATTGGATCAAGACCCTCATAATCGAGGAGAGGACTCCACTTTTCCTGCAGATGTTCGGATTGGAACATTTGCTTTACCTCTTAAAAGTTTAGTGGTTTGTTTGAATTAATATTAAATTCACTTCTTGAATGCACCTAAGGTTCTCAGATACGCATCCATGCCGGTAGAAACAGGAGCTGGAGTAGAATCTACTCCTTCTGAGAGTGTTTGTGGTGCTTCAGACTTATTTGCGGGAGTTCTGGAGAAGTATGACTCCTTCAGAGTTTCCAGCTTTTCACGATATTCTTCTTCACTTTCAAACTCAACACTTTCGGCAAGTGAAGCGAGCTTCTCTTTCTGTGTCTCTGCGAGACCTTCAGAAATCTGATCTAAGATATTGTCTGCAACAGACTCAGCGAGTCTCTTGTTCAGTCCAATATTCTTCTCAATCTGCTCGTTGAGTTTTGTCTCCATATCATCAAGTTTTTCTACCATGCTCTCAACTACATCATATTTCTCTTCAGGGATTGTTACATAATGTTCTTCAAAAAGACCCTTCATTCCTGAAAGGAATGATTCGGTCATTTCGGTCTTAAGACCATGTTCTACAGCTAACTCATTCTCGGTCATCCATTCTTCACAGACGTATTCGAGATATGCGTCAACTCTTTCGGTCAAAGACTCTTTAAGTCCCTCTTTTGCTTCGTCCAGTTTTTCTTCGTACTGAACTTCAAGAGTTTCTTGGATTTCTTTGATTTTAGAATTCAGAGCCGCTTCAAAAATAATCTTAGCCTTTTCTCTGAACTCTTCGGAGAGTTCTTCACCACCAAGAAGTGCGTTAACATCTTCTTCAATATCGATAGACTCTTCAACTTCAGATTCAGTTTCGAGAGTTTCCTCTTCGATAACTTCTTCTTCGGTTTCAGTTTCTTCTTTGGTAGTCTTCATTGGTTCAGCTGGCTTAGCTCCACGATTCACAACGTCCTTAACGGTCTTAATCTTAGGCTCATTAAGTTTTGCTGAATCATCATCAGGTCTATAGTTTTCAGGTGTTGGTCCACCCAAATCTTCATAAGAACCTGATTGACCAGGTGTTACGTTATCGACGTGCTGCATTGGCTCAGCTGGTTTTGCGTTCGCGTTCACAGCAGTTTTAGATTGCTCCATTTCTTGTAAATCTCCACGAGACATTTGAAGTTACTCCGATTAACCTATTTTAATCTATATTTATTTATAAATTGTGTATTTTACTATAATTAAAGATTATTTAAAAAGTCATTAAATAAATCAAGTTTCTGTTCATCAAGTTGTTTTTGAGTGACAAGAGTGTTAATATGTTTGTAAGTCTTCTTAGCCAGTTGTTCTCTCAGAATTCCTCCTTCCCATATCCACTCTTTACCTTCCATAATTCCTTCAACAAATGCATCAGGAGCAGAAGGATCAGCTACGATATCAGCTGCTGTTGACAACATAAAATCATCACCAACAATATTGACACCCTCTCTTGTGGCTCTCAATGACCCAATGCCTCTTGATGAAACACCAAGTTTTACACCCTCTGAAATAAGTGATTCTGCAATCTTACCCATAGGTGTATTGAGAATCTTTGCCTTTCCGATAAAATTGTTTCCACTTTCTTTCAGTGAAACAATTTTATGAGAAACTCTGTCGAGATTAACAGTAGGTCCATCAGGATGACCAAGTTCTCCTAAAGCTCTTCCCGACTGAATATGATTTTCGTTGTATCTTTGAACTTCCTTACGGAGAGTACTCATTGGATACATACGACCATTTCTATTTTGAAGGTCTCCTTGAAGAAAGATACCCTCAATAAACATGGACTTTTTACCGTTGTTTTCTTCTATAATGAAGTCAACGGTTTCGATTTCTTCTCTGATGAGTTTCATTGGTTTTCTCAGGAATCTTGGACTTGTTGAATGAATGCTGTGCCAGTTCCAGAATTTGTTTTAACTGCCACTTTAATAGACTTTCTCAGTTCCGCATAAGGTGCATTGAATGCGGTTGCAACTCCAGAAGAATTGTAATTAATTGTCACTCTAGTATTAAAATATCCACCAACATTCGAAGTGGTATTGATATCCGAAAGAATTTGGTGGGTAAAATCATAGTAAGATTGACCATTCACCGTCAAAGTAACCGCATCACCAATATCAAATGGACAACCAGTTCCTTCTGGAAAATCAATAGTTGTGGTAGAACCAGTAGTAATACCAACAACTCTTTGTGAGGTGATAGGTCCTATGGTAATTACATCACTCTCATTTGACGAAACATAATAATGAGTAGCAGCTGCTGTTGGATTTGTTCCAATAGCAACATGAACTCCAGCTCCCTCTGCTACAACTCTGAGTGCATCAGATTGTTGGGATATTGCAGAAGACTGTGTTGAAACACCACTTGTAGCTATAACTTGGTTGTCACCAACTGGTTTGAGTGCGGCCATTATTCTAAATTATACAATAGTCTTATAGTATCTATTTATTATTCTTCTTCAGTTCCCTGTTCGAAATCTGTTTCTTGATCAGATTCTACATCACTGTCGAAAATTGAATTTGCAACTTGAGGTCTAATCGCTTCAATTTTTTCAGCTGATTTTGAGAAAAGAATATCTTTAATTTTATCACTGATTTGTGAAGGAGATTCATCTTTCACAAGTAAGTCCATTAATTCTTCCATTGATATTAAAAAATAACTCTAATCTATTTAGATTTCACCACCAGCTGGAGTTTCTGGGGGTTCAGGATCTTTAGGTGAAGTAGGTGCTTGAATTGCATCTGATGTAGATGAAGTGGGAGCAGATGTCTCAGGAGGCATTTCACCTTCCGAATCAACCAATGCATTTGGATCAGGAATTATTCCGTTCTCAATTTCTTTTTCAATTAACATATCCTGTTCAATAATTTCCTCGTCAGTTTGTCTAAGAATATTTCTTCTCAAATAATCCTGTGAATAATATTTACCCACATAAGGTTCTGCAAGTTGAGCAAGATTGAGTCTTTCAGTTGTCAATTCCGCGTTCTTAAGTTCTGCGAAGTGATTATCATAAACAAAATCATATTGAATATGATCTGCCATATACTCCCAATCTTCAGGGGTTACAATGTTTTTCAGTAGAAGTTGAGTCTTCAACATATCATTGAACATTGAAGAAAATCTCTTCCTCATTCTTCCAACAAACTTGGAGAATTTAATCTCATCTCTCAAAATTTCTGAAGAACGACCAAGTGAAAATCCACCCTCTCCTTGAATTCTAGTTTCAGGAACATTTAAAGCTCTATATAACTTTCTCTGGAAATAATTGATATCAGTAATTTCTCCGAGATTTTGTCCACCAGGAAGTGTAGTAATTTCTGTTCCTCTACCACCTTCTCTTCTAGGAAGCCAGAAGTCTTCCATCATGGACATAAACTTCTTATCATCACGAACTTCTCCAGTGTTTGCATCATAGACAAGTTTATTTCTATAACGTGTCATTACATCACGAAGATATTGTTCCGCTTTGATCTTAGGAAGATTACCAACATCAATATAAAAAATTCTTCTTTCTGGTGCTCTTGATAATCTGTAAATGACAAGAGAATCCTCAATCATCATTAGTTGATTGATTGGTTTAATTGCTTTATGTAACCAAGAAAGAGTCAAACCCTTATTTCTATCTACTAGACCAGAGGTGCAATAAGTGATAGAATCACGAGTCATCTTGACTCCTTTTTTGGAAGAACCAAAACTAGATACACCACCACCAGTATTAGGGGTATAGATGAAATATTCTTCTATTTCTGGAAAGTTATAACCTAATTGATCACTATTCTGATATTGACTTTGTGCTGACTGAATACTGTCTTTTCCAGATTTTTTAATTTGACGAACATAACGTATCTTTGACGCGTCAATATATCTCAGTTCTTGAATACCAGCCTGAGGATTTTTTTGATCGATTACTTTATTATAATAAAGTCTTCCGTCAATATACCAATTTCTAAAAATTTCATGAGACTTCTTATCAAAATCAAGAAGTTCAAGAATATATCTAAATTCTTCTCTTACTTTCTTTTTGATATTATCACTTGCATTTAAATTGGAAAGTTCAATTTGAACTGGGGAATCATTCGTATCTGATACAATAGCTTCATTAACAATATCTTCAATAGCACTATCACACTCTGGATAGAGTGCCATAGTTCTATATCTTCTAATTAAATCGGATTCATTTCTATAAACGCCTTCAATATCTACATAACTACCAAAAAAACCACTGCTAACATAATTCTCCGATCCATCCTGATTGTTAGGAGGGACCGGAGAAACTACACTAGGTGGCGTTTTTTCGTTATCTTCAATTGAAAAACCAAATAATCTCGCCATTTCAAATATACTAGAAGTCCTTCTAGTTATTTATGAGATTAGATATCAGGATATTGTTGGTCCTTCACCACCAGAAACTTCGAAGGTTTGTACCTGGAAGGTTACATCGAACTGTTCAATGGCGTTTCCTTCATCATAACTTACAGAAATTTCACTAACTGAACTTGGCCAGATGTCAACAAACTTGTACTCTCTAAGAGTGACCATGTTTGAACCATTGGTTCTAGCAGAGGGGCTATCACCTCTACCAAGTTGTCTAACATAAGCATTGGTCATATATGAAGCTGGTTCAGTAGCACCAGTACCATTATCAAGTTTACCCAATCCATTTGCCCACTGTTCAAATACACTTCTAAACTCGAAGTTTTCATCGTTGATAACAGTTACAGTCCATGGATCAACTGTTCTGTCACCAGCAACTTTGAAGTTTCTTCCTCTAAAAGGAACAATGACTTCAGCGATATTTGAAGCTGGAAGATTAGAAGCTTTACATAAGAACTTGAAAGTTTCATCATTGATTGATGTTTGAGCAGCTTCTGGAAGAGCTGGAATTGAAACCTCAAATAAATTGGGGCGGGCGCCACCGCCCACCAGTTTTGATTTAAAATCTGCGAGACTTGCGTTTGGCATTGTTAGTTCCTCCTAAATGTTTTTATAATTTAAAAAATCAAACAGTACCAACAACTTCTTCGAATGCAACACCAGTACGAGTTGCTACGAAGGTCAATGTAATATAATTGATAGACTTGGTTGGCTTCAAGTAAATATCAGCTCTAAATTCATTATTATCAATAACTTCAGGAGTATTGTTTGAAGTGTCACAAACAACTAAGAAGTCGTAAAGACCTCTCTTAGCCTGAACATCACGGAGGTAAGGTTCAACGATGTTAACAAAGTTTGCTCTTGTGTTCTCATCATTCAGTTCGAAGAGTTGAGTTTGAGCTGCCTCTTCGAGAGCCTGTTCAACAGTCAAGAACAATCTTCTAACATTGATTCTGTCAAATGCCGAAGAATAACCAAGAGCTGTCTTATCTCCGAAGAGAACCACTCCAGAACCTTTTCTGTTAATGATAGAATTAACTCTTGCTGGATAGAGAAGATCTCTTTGAGACTTATCTGGATTATAAGCCAGTTTAACAGCGTTATTCAGAACACCTCTTTGTAATCCAGCTGGTGAGAACCAAGGATAAGCCAGAATTCCAGTTCTAACCATCAGACCAGCAACGTCACCGTTAGTTGGAATATAACGGAACTCATTGTTAAATCTGTCATAAGTATACTTATATCCACTATCAAATACAGCGTATGAAGAAGATTGTAATGGACTAAAGAATCTCAGAAGATTTGTTGTTTGAGTTGTTGAATTTGTAACATTGACGATGTTAGCTCTGTGTGGACCAACTGTAGCAACACAGTCCTTTCTACCTTCAGCTATAGAAATCAAGAGATTTGCCTTAGCTTGTGATTCACTCTCGTTTGAAAGTCCAGGGCCCATTATCAGATAATCAACAGCTTCATCATCTTTATTTGAGAACAATCTATATGAGGTAGCTAGATTACCTAAAGTTGCCTCCATTCCACCGGTTCCACCAATTTCTGGAACATTTCCAGAATAGTCTTTACCACCACCAAAATCATAAGATTTATTACCAATAGCACTGAATACAGTATCTTGAGCTGTTTGACCCCAAAGACCTTCAGCGGTTGTATACTTCACATAGTTAGTGGAGAAACCAACAGCAAGAGGTTCAGTATTCCAGTATGAATCAGCTGCATTTGATGGACTATATCCAGGGAAGATTTGTGTAGAATTTCTTGCAACAAAGTCCTTATAGTAGATCTTCGTTGGATTATCTGCGTTCGCCCCAGCATCAACTGCTTTGGAGAGGAACAAATGCTTCTCTAAGATATTACCTTGAATACCTGTAATTGATCCAGTGTCGTCATAAACTACAACGTGAATCGAATCACCTCTACCACTTCTAGAAGTGGAGTAATTTGAGGAGATTGGTCTAGGAGCGATTGACTTCCAATAAACAGTTGAATTGGTAAGACCAAGAGTTTGTTCGTTATACCAATCTTTTTCAGTAGCTACAGTAGCTGTTCCGGCGTTTGCTCCGGCGTTTGTCCAGAATGTCAGTGAGTCACTAACTTCAAAAGAAGAATTTGTATCATTCTCCCTATAAGTAATTGGATATTCTGTACCAGCTGTCGAAACTCTGGAAAGAATTTTAACGTTAATAGTACTATTACTATTTGTAGAATCAGTACTAACACCAGTAATAATACCTTTCAGATATCCATCAAATGTTGATGTTGTACCAGCACCAGGAAGAACAGTACTTGAAAGTGGTGATGTAACACCATAACCAACAGTAGCACCTAAACCAGCAAGACTATCTGTTGTGATACCAATAATTTGGTCAGCTGCGTCGTCAATGACACAAACTCTCATTGAGTTTGACCAAGAGCCAGGGTTTCTAGCTGCCCAGTAATAAGTAGTGTCGTTAGTGTGATTAGCTTCGTAATCATCATAGTTTGTGATGTTAAGTGTTCCAGTCGAAGCGACTCCAACACCAGCATTACCGTTTACAAGATTATCGTCGTTTGTTCTTACAACCTTAAGAACCCCTCCATATGAAAGGAAGGAAGAAGCACTCATCCAGTATTCGTACTGTCTGTCAGTTCCAAGGGGAGTACCAAAAGTATTGATTAACTCTTGCTGATTGGAAACTTGAATTGGTTCGTCAACAGGACCAATTCTGAAGGGACCAGCAATAGCACCAATGTTATCGAGGACATTATTGCCTCTACCAACTGTTAAATCAACCTCTCTGACGAGTACGCCTGGAGATAATTGAGGAGTTGCCATGTTTTTCTCCTTTAGGATCTCAGTTTATCTAAAAATATTTAGAAAAAATAGACCTTTCAGTGGGGAAATGTGACGTGAACCTACCAATCGGGATAAAGCCAATCATTCTTACACTTTTTATTTTGTATTATCCTCTTCTTTGTACATTCTTTACACTCATAGGAGTAAGAAGATGCTACTGGTCCTCTATCTTTACGAATTCGATAAAAACCATCAATTAAATTTTTTTCTTCTCCACATGTTCTACATTTCCTATCATTGAGTAGAAGATGACCTAATTTTATTTGTTTGTCTAAATCCATTAGTAATTCCAGAGAGTCCAACCACCTGCGGTATTTCCGTATTCATCCATCGTAGATGAAGTCGTCCATCTGTCACCATCAGCATCAACAAATGTAGTATCATCTAAACCGTCATTTAGAAAACCAAAAGGTGCCATATCTTGGTCAATTTGATTTTTTTGTTCCTCGTAAATTCTTTTTCTGACATCCTGGTCAGTGAGTTCCTTAAAATAGTCCTGAGCAACTAACCATGCATAGATGACTAAACACATAGCCAAGTCATCATTACAACCTTCTTCAGCTTCAAAAGAATTTTTTTTCTGAATGAAAGTCGTAAGTTCCGATATGATATCATAATCACATAGTAAAAGTTTACTTTCCTCAATCATTGTTTTGAGATTGAGAGATCCAACTTTCTTCACAGTCTTAGACATCTTGACACCTAACTGTGTCTTTTTACCAGAGAAACCCTGACCGACAATCTGTCCTGCTCTACCCCTCATAGAACACATTAACAAATTCTGATACTCAAGATCATACTGAAGAATACTTGCTACCTGATCCCCAATATCATTTACTTCACATAAAATAAATGCATCGTTATATTTTTTTGCTACCTCCCAAATTACATTTGGAAATAACATTGGTTTAATCTCATTATTTCTATACTTTGCAACAAGTTTATGTGGGAACTTTGAAATATCAACAACTACAAATGCAGAATAATCATTACCAACTCCTCTCGCTACGTCAACAGTAATAATATAATCATGACCACTGATTACACTTTCATAAATATCCAGACTTGCACTTTTTTGAATTGGATTTTCGTAAACAAGACTTTTAAGTTTACTCGGAGCAATCAGAGTATCAACAGAACCTAAAAACTCGCAATTATGTGAAATTATTTTATTGGTAATGTATA